GCAGCTATGTTCTTAGCAACGTCCTTACCTATCTGACCCAAGTCCTTCAGGGAAGCCTTGAAGCCATCGGTCTGGGTCTTAGTAAGTGCAACTGTACGATCGTATTCCTGTGCTGCCTTGACAGTGCTAAGAAGACCCGCAGCACCGACAATACCCATACCGGTTAGAGCCAAGCCGGCCATAGTAGCTGCAGAGCTTACGTCGTTCAATGTCTTAGAAATACGCTGCTGCTTAGCAACGTTTCTTTCTAGATTGGTAGCCTGCAAGTCCATCGCAATAGCCTGCTTACGCAGGCCTGCTACTTCCTTATCGGTCGCAGCATTGACTTCAACAGCCTGTCTTGCATAGGCTCTTGCCTGTGCATCTACTGCTGCAATCTGTTCGCGCGTAGCACCTGCTGCTCGCATACGCGCTGCTGTTTCACGCTCCTGTGCTGAAGCTGCTTGTAGCGCTTCGGCACGAGCAGTACCTGCCGCACGGACGTTTGCGGCCTGTTGCCTCAGTGCAGCCGCTTCAGCTCTTGCCGAAGAAGCTTGGGCGGCTGCACCTATCTTGAGGATGTCTCGGCTCACGCCCGTTAGGACGTTTGAAGCTTCGTCACGCACACGAAGAACGAAGTACAGATCGCGGGCCGAGACGCTCACATCTGACTCCCTTGCTTCCGTTGTGCATCATCAAACTCTTGTCTGATACTATCAAACTCCTGAACCTTAGTCAGGAAGTGAATTATCAGACTGTCCTGGTCAAGCAATCCACCTGCGGACGGTAACACTTGGTAGCTCTCACAAAGGCGTGCAACATTGAGATAGTCGACGGCTGCAACTTCGTATTCATCACCAGGATCAATATCTGTTTTCTTGCCGATGATGATCTTACGAAGTGCATCTTCTATTTTCCCGTTTCCTCGTCCGCCTCGAAGTTGTTCAGGTCGTTGATGAGTTCGTCGATCTCTTCTCCGATACGACCGTCGAGCATCTTGACATGCTCAGGGTTACCGAAATCAAGCTTCTGTCCGTTGGCGTCCTGGAGATTGTGATCGGTGATGCAGTTCTGGAATTCGAATAGCGTCACCTTCTCGTTCATCAGTTCGAGTTCGGCCATGAAGCCCTGGTTAGCCTGTGCACGACGCTCAGCACGGTTGTTACCGCCACCGCCCGTCTTCATCTGAGCCTTGGACAGAAGACTCCGACGGAACATCTTCTGGCCGTAGCTGAGCCGCTTCAGAACGACGAAGCCGTCAGGCGGTGCCGTCTGAAGGTCGAACCGTTCGCCTTCGCCACCACTTACTGCAACTGCGATAGGCATGACATTGTCTCCCTCACTGTATGCCTGTCAAACCGGGCCCCCGTCTATACATACAAGATACCACAGGGGCTTTGTTGCTTTGAAGCTCTCGTTCTAACTAAGTCTAATAGCTCTGATCCCCTTAGCCGTAGAACTCTGCAGCTATGCTATCTTCCTCAGTTAGAACTAGATTAGACTCAGTCTAATCGCTATTCTATCAGCTAGAGCTCTCTTGCTTCTTAGCGAGAGCTGCCCGTACGAAACAGTCCTTGGCTTGCAGAAGGTGATGCAAGCCCAAAGTTACCTGAGGACCAGTACCCATCTCGACAGCGTCATAGGCCGCATCGTAGAAAGGCTTCGAAACCTCCTGAAGGTCCTCAGGCAGGTGTGTGTAGTCGAACCACTGCAGAGCATCGATAACTGACGGGCGGAACTTCGCAGGTTGATTGGTCACGCGATGTTCTCCTGAGTCTTGACGACGACCGAGTACGCCTGAGTCGCACCGAGGTTCGGAGTGTTCTGGTAGTTGATCTGCGCACGAACCAGATCGCCCTGACCGCCAAGGTTTACCTCGTAGGTGTCCTTGATCGCCTGCTGGACGTTCAGCGTCACAAGGTTGTTGATACCCTTACTAGCTGTAATCGTCAGCGCCTGTGACGTGTACGCCTTGAAGCCATCGTAGTCGGTACGATCAACGAAGTCACGTTCGAAGTGCGTAGTACAGTTGCGCTCGCCGTAGTGGACGAGCTGCGCACCACGACCCGTGCTCTTCAACCGGAAATCAGGTACAGCCTGATCATCGATAACGAACTCGAAAGTGTCCGTGTCGAACACTGGCGTGCCTGTGGGGATCTCAACGCTGTAGGTACCCGCACCGAACACGTTGCTCGTCGGCCAGACAGGCGTAGGCGTTGCAGCAGTAGCTTCATCACGGCCGATGATCGAAACAGTGCAAGTCAGCAAGCCGTTGTCGATGCCAAACTTCAACGCCGACACGACGCAGCCGGTGTAGCCAAAAACCACGCCAGCGGTGCGCTCAATAGTCAATGAGAACGTACGAGGCGGTACGGCGGCACTGGTAGGCGTGAACGTGTAAACGAAGTTCGGATTCGAGCCGGTCTTCACCAACGTGGTACGTGCACAGAGTAGGAAGTACGGAAGTACGTCTTCCAGCACCTCGAGTTCGAGGTCGCCCTCGATGTGAACGTTACCAGGACTCGCACCGGTAATGTCAGCAGTCTGTCGAATTGGTCGACGCCAAACAGTATCCTGAACGAACTTGACAGACTCAGACAGGAACGGAACGAACTTGGTAGGCAGTGTATACGTACCGGGAGTGAATGCCGTGTTTCCAGCAGGAATAGCTCCCGTGGGAGTACCTGGCGTAGTATCGATGTCAGTCGTTACTACACCGACAGTCTTGTACTTGAGCTCGGTACCGACACCGCCACCTGCGGCAGTCTTGTACAAGTTGTATCCAGTTGCGCCAGTAACAGCAACCCACGTTACTGTAACCGTGGAGGTCGAACCAGTTGTAGTGATCGTCTGCTCATTACTGATCAGCGTTTCACCGACAGCGTTGATAGCCGTAACAGCGTAGCGATACGTACCTGCGGTAATAGTACCGCCCGTAGCCGCAGTTGCAAGGGCCGACTGAACAGGTTCTGCAAGGTCTTCAAAGGCGATACCGGCGTCGCCACCTGCGCCTACTCCGTAGGGCATCTTACTCCTCCACTACTTGTACGGTAACCGTAACGCCGTCTGGTACGTTGCACTGATTGAGCGACAGTCCACGCATGCTGAAGAACTGTACAACGTCCTGCTCTGTGAACGTCTTCTCCTCGCCTGGCGTGAACACAGCAAGACCTTCAACGATCACGGTGCGATCGGGGGCCTTGACCTTATACTTGAGCACGTCTCCTCCTATCGCAATCGGGTCTTGCTGTATGGCTCGAAGGTAATACGGTTGGTACGGTACATCGTATTCTGCCGGTACACATACCCTGACTCGTTGAGGCTGCAGAAGCCATGGATAACGTTGCCACCTAGCTGTGGATCTGAGTGCAGTAACGTTTCGATGGCTTCTGAAATCTGCTGCGACTCTTTACGAGTCAATTCGTTGTCCTGCAACTTCGCGTGGTACACTAGGATGTAGATCGTAAAGTTGTTATCAGTACGATACGATACACCCTGAAGCTGCCTTGCGCGGTTGCCTGGATCTACACAGATCGAAGGCGACCTAGGAAACTTCTCCTGATCGCCGTAGTAGATATCCTGTGGATCTACTACAATGTTGGTAGACGACTTGAGGACTGTCGCGTTGGCCTTAAGCTTGTCAATGACGTACTGTGCAACGACGTCTACTGAATCAGTAATACTAACCACGATCGTTGAACCTTCCTACGTGGCGTGCGCGCTCTTCCATCCAGTTCAAGAAAATCAATTCCATCTTAGGAATGTCTGAATCTTGATACATGATGAAAGGTCGAGCTGGAAGGGTCCAAACGCCTGCATCCATAGCCATACCCAACGCACGTGCAAGTACACGCTTCTTGTCGGTGTCCTTAATGGCACCAACGATGTTCAGTTCTCTTGCAGCCCTGGGGATGAACTTATTGATTAGAGCCTTTGCTTCGGAACTACCCTTCTTGGCAAGGATAGCACTGTTGTTATTGTTGCCGCCGCTACCCGTTTCGCGTTCCGCACCTGCTTGGTGATAGACGCCGTAAAACACATCCGCAGGTAGACGACGGATGGTAGCAGAGACCTCACCAATATCCCAGATGTTGAACTGTCGTGCACGTCGAGCCAACAAGCCTGTACGATTCAGAATGGGACCTGTTGCACCATTCCTAGCCATAACAGTAGACGCTGCAAGAGGCGCCCACTTAGGCCGTCCCTGCTGTGCAAAGTTAGTACGAATCGAAGGAATCATCACTTCGCGAACGATCTTAGCCAAAGGGGCACGGAAGGATCTAATGTCCATTCCGAGGCGGTTCACGTCTTTAGCTACGATCCCCACAGAGGGCTTGATCTCCCATTTGATACTCTTGATGGTATCAAAGCGGAGCATGGAGACGGCACCAGCAATGTCGACGGGGTTGATACCTTCTTGGCTACCACCCTTCATCCTAGGAAGCTTTGGCATGTAAGCTCCTAGAACGACGTGGTCATGGAGAAGGCAGCAGGACCAACAGAAGGATCGTTTGGCGAGTCCTTAGGATCCGTAGCCGTCGAGTCGTCCGTAGGATAGAACGTGATCGTCGATATGTCTGTAGTAGTACCTACAAGAACGATCGATCCATCCAGAATGCCTGCGAGCAGCATTTCTGCGCGTGCATCAAGCTTCTGGGCGTAGGTGTTTTCAGTTTCGCCAACGTCTTCGCTGTACTGCCGGAAGTAGAACCAGGCGAAGTACTTACTAGCGATGATCGTACGAATAAGCTTCGGTGTAGAGTCAGGTCCAAGCCACGTAGCAATAAAAGTCGAATCGACTTGAATGCTCAGGCGATCAATGATCTCTTCTTCGAAGTGGTTTAGCAGTTCGGTGTCAAGCGTAGTAATAGTGAGTTTGGTGCGTTCAGCTAGCGCTCGCACCTCTTCCACTGTAACGCGCATGACATCTCCCTCAGCACGCCTACCAAACTATATTTACTAGGAGAGCGTTCTCACCCAACAAGCCCGGTCAAGTGAGAACGCTCTCCCTTATTACCTCCGCGCTACCCTAAGTCACCTCAGGAGTTCGGCGCCCCACTGGTGCTCTTTGGTGCTGCAGGAGGCGTCTTGTCGTCGGCAGCTGCCTTCTTGTCGTCCACTTCCTTGCCGTCGACCGTCTTGGTCACCGTCGTCTTCGTAACGACAGGCTCAGTGGTGTCGACCTCCTCTAGAACACCTGCATCCCAGAGGGTCTTCATCGTGTCCTTGTCGAGACCTTCGACGATCGAACCGAACGGGAAACGAGTGATCTGATTGCCATCCTCGACTTCCTCGCCGTGCTCGATGTTCGAAAGCGCACGATACTGCTTAGCCATTGTGCCCTCCCTTACGCGATCGCGGTCTTGATGAGGTACCCGGCGATCGACAGACCAGCGTCAGCCGTACCAGGGTCACCCTGAGCCGGAAGCTTCAGGTCGTAGCGACGACGCACACGAAGCAGGTCAGAGGCCCGCTTCTCTTCACGCCACCGGTCGACGAACTGGTCGCCCCACTTGAACTCGTACCCGTACGCCGGAACCTTCATACCCGGACGGTCAGGCACGTAGGCAAGGATGACATCCTTGCCCCAGAGGTAACCGAGCGACGTCGGCTGACCCTCGTTCGCGCTGTTGAAGCCAACACCAGGAACGACGACCTTGCCGAGGCTGAGAACTGCCGAGAGCAGCTCGGGCGAGAAGATCGCTCGCTCCGAGTACTTGATACGCTCCAGGAAGTCCGGGTGGTCTTCGAGAACAACCATGACCTGATACGGGATGACCGCAACAGTTGGGTCCAGGAAGATACGGTTGTGGATCTGCGTCTTGCCCGTTCGCAGGTTCAGGATCGGGTCGGAGTTGACGTAGTCGTTCCACTGCGAAGTACCAGACAGCGTCGTGGTCGACGTCGAGGAGTAGTTCGCCGTAGCCGTAGCGAGGTTCTTCATCGCCACTTCTCGGCCGAGCATGATGCGCGAAGTAACGAGCTCCGTCGCATCCTGGTCAGGCGAGAGCGGCGAGTCAGCGTTAGAACGCTCCTCGTCTGTCACCGCGATCTGCAGAGCGTGCTCTGCAGCGTAGTACTGGTCAGTCGAGACCGACAAGCCGTTGATCTCGTTCGCCTCAGAACCAGGCGCACGGAAGTCACCAGACTCCGGAAGCCACGCTTCACGACCGAAGATGTAGTACTTGTCCGTCTGCTTCGCAACCGTAACGGCAGGGAACAGCTGCTCACCAACAAGGCCGGCGTTGGGCCACGCGATCGAGATCTGCGAAAGGATCTTATCAACGTGGACGTTACCGCCACCCGAAGGGTTATAAGCTGGCATTCTTTGTCACTCCCTTCAGGATTAGGCGACGGCGCCGGGGGTCAGCAACACGTCGATCAGGTCGCCAGCAGCAACCGTGCCGCCGGGAACCGACATGCCGACACAGATACCGACGTAGTTGTCGGAGGTCACCGCAAGGATTGCGCCACCAACGTGACCGGCGGCCGTACCAGCAGCGATCTTAGAACCGATTGCAATGCTCGTACCAACTGCAACGTACATCTTGGTGATACCCAGCAGAGCCACATTGGCAACAGCATTGCCATACGCGACCTTAACAGCGTCAATGTCTTCCTGAACAACGCCGATGCTCGCCGTAGCGTGCGCAGCGTTGACATCAAGACGAATCGCGCTGCTGACTACGGTCAGCTTGACAGCGTGATAACGCTGTACGCCCGTAGTAGCAGAAGAGTTGTAGGTCTTAAGGACTGGATAGCCCTTATCGAGAATGTAGTTACCACCACCAGCCATTTACCTACTCCTTAAAGCTGTAGGACTCGGACCGGTACTGGTTGTACAGGTCAGGATTGGCTCGCGCAACCTCGTCGAGCGCCTGAACGTACGGCTTGCCCTTGAGGACGAGAGCATCGACCATCTCGCTGAAGACCTGCTCAGCAGGCTTCTCGTCGCGACCGACGCGGCTGTAGCCACCAGCACGCTCGCCCAGCTCGACGAAGAAGTTCTGACCGTCACGCATGGCCGTCATGAGGTCGTAGATGCTGTCGGAGACCTCCTGGGGAATGCGGGGGTCGGACAGGATCTTCGTCGCCATAGCCTTGGCAACCGGCGACAGCGCGATCTTGGAGCCGTCGAACTCGTGCAGCTTCTTGGAAACATCCGCTTCGCGAAGCTGAATCTGCATCTCGCCCAGGCGCGAAGCCTGGTCTTCGAGGTGCGCGACCAGAGCCGCAGCTGCCGGGTTCGCTTCTGCCAGCGCCTTGATCTCGGCACCGAGCGTCACCGTAGGAGGCTTGACAGGAGTGGGGTCGATCTTCGGAGGGCCGCCAGGGAAGGCTTCCGACAGCTGCTTGATGAGCCCGAGCCGGGCGTCAACATCAGCCTGAGAAGCATCCTCGGCCAGCCCGATGCTCGCACGCAACTGCTTCGGGTCCACCTCGACCTCTTCCTCTTCGGTCGGAGGCATCCCGAAAGACAGCTCCGACAGGTTGATCGGTAGAAGGTTCTTCAGGAACGGCCGATTGGTAAGGCCACCACCGAAGAGTACATTCTTGTGTTCCTGACCAGCAGGGTCGATCCACTTGTCGACGAACTCCGGCGAGAAGTAACGGAACGCCTTGGTGCGAATCTTCTCAGCGGCAGCCTTGGTAAACTCCACAAGGCCCTTGAGAATGCCGCCCTCGAACTTGACCTGCTTGATCCATCCAGCAGCTTCGCTCTGACCTGCCTTGACCGTTAGGTGATCGTAATCGATCGACAAGTCAACGCCACGAACGTTATTCGCTACGTTATCAGCAAACTGCTGAAGCTTCTCAGGGGTAAAGTTGATCGTACCATATACGGCGTGATCGTACGTACCCACCTTCATCAGTTCAATCCAGGTAGTGTCTTGTCCTTCAGAGAAGGTAACACTACTCAGATCGACGTAGTACCCATAGGTAGCCACTAGTTACCTCGACTACCAGTAGTACCAGCAGAGCCCTTAGCGATGCGACTCTGCGAGGGGAGCTTACGGCCAGCACGCGTCTTTGCAGTAATAGCGTTCTTCACTGCGCGCGTGGTAGTACCAACTTCTCCCATAGCCTTGGGCTTCGACGCCTTCTTGGTCGTAGCCTTCTTCATCGCACCCATACCACTTGCAGAACCGCCACCAGGAGGACAGGGGGCAGACATCGTCTTCGCGAACGGGTTGGCCTTGGCTGCAGCCTTCTTGGCAGGTGCAGCCTTCTTAGCACCGGCCTTCTTGGCCGCTGCAGCCTTCGCAAACTGCGGGGGCATTGCCACTTTCTGCCTCCCTCCACTGATCACTTTGTCGACGTGGACGTTACCCGAGCCGGTAGGATTGTAAACGCTCAAATCGTACACCTCGGCCACTACTTGAATTATATAGGATTCCTACTAGGTTCTCAAGTGGCAATTTATTTGCCACCAGAAGCATCACGCCCTGCATTACCTCCAGGCTTATTCAGTGCCGAAGGTGTCTGCCTCGGTCCGCCAACCTTGTTCGCATTCATGTTCTGCTTCGAACCATCCTGACCCGCGTTAGGGTTGTTAGGATCAGTAGGCGAACCAGGCTGCGGTGCAAGCTTATCACCAGGGTTACCCGAGGGCTCCTGACCTGTAGGAGGCTTCACTAGCATTGGCGTACGAGCTGTCTTGGGATCTGCCGGCGGCAAGTCCATCTCGCGGCGTAGTTGTGCTTCCATAACATCATCAGGTCGAATAGCATCGATACTGACGAGGTTACGAATGGCAAACGACAGCGTACGAATATCTTCCCATTCGCCAATACGTCGGGCACGTAGCCTAGGATAGCCACGCGTACTGTTCTTAGCCAAAGTGAAGTTCAGGTCAACGAGCTGCTTGATGACAAACTTGTTGAAGATGTCACAGATATACTCAGCCAAGTAACGCGTCGACTTCAGGAAGATGTCCACGTTGCTATCCTGTGTGCCAGTCGTAGCATCCATGAACGAACCCAAGACATTCGACTTGATTCGCATGTCGTGGTGTTCAATGGACTTCATGCAGTCAACAGGTTGACCTTCAAGCTTGGCAAAGATGAGATCCCAGAGAGGCGGAAGGGTAACGTGGGCACGTTCATTGGTACGGAGATTACGACCCAGGTTGTCAGCCAGAGCCTGATCTTCCTTACTAAATCCTGGAGGAAGTTTAATAACAGGGATACCAATTCCATGACGTTCCTTCTGAATCGCGTCGATCTTGTAAAGGGTATCCTTGTAGTACCAGTGCTTGTACGCCGAACGTAGCACTGAGATGCCTGTGATGTCGCCAGCTTCAGGTTCGTGACTGAATACGACCAACTTCTTGACAGGAATGAAACGCTCAGACGGTAGCGATGCACTACCATTAACAGTGCCGCCGGTGAAACCACTAGGAGTCATACCAGTGCCGGGAGTGATCAGCGACGCGCCACTGTATGGGTTCGAGTACATGATGCATCCGTTGGGACCACCGTTCTGGTCGTAGTCCCATTCCTGGATGTCTAGTGGGTGTCGAGGCGCAAGCTTGGTTAGACGAAGCTTACCATCAGGATCATCACCCAGGTAAACTTTCTCGAAGCACATATAGCCGTAGTCGGCGAAGAGTAGAATGTCGCTGAGCAGCGTAGCCCAGGGTACATTCAGACGCTCAAAGATGTTGTCGGCAACGAAGGATGCGATGTTCTTATCCTGCGTAGTAGCAGGAGTGTTGTCGTCAGTAGTAAAGGGCTCAATGAACCAGTGTGCACCCTGAACAGGCGTCTTCAGCAGGCGCATCGATGCACGAATGGCACCATCCTGTCGACGCATGTTGTAGTAGGTGTGCAGACCCTGGTGCTCACGAAGCTTGGTATTGTCGTCTCGACGCGTCCATGAAGTGAAGGGACTCGGAGCCGTATAACCAAACTCACGTAGTGCAGAGCCCTCAGTAACACCTGCATCACGATGACGCTCAGCCATGATCATGTAGCCAAGCTGATCATCGACATCGACAACATCAAGCGTATTCAGGAGCTCTTCAAGCTGTGCACTGCCCGGGTCGCGGGCGACCCCGTCTTGTTCGAGCACCACAGAGGAAGCGGCACTAGAACTGTCGTCGAACAGGGAGAGCTGCTCTGTAGTCATCTAGAAGTTCTCCATGTTCGCCATCGTGAAGTACCCGCTCGTGTTGTCGTCGCTATAGGTCTGTCCAGCGCCTACAGTAGTGAATGCATCGCTCTCTGTTGTCAGACTTGCCATGCTGTACACATCGCTCAGCTTGTGACGTGCACCTAGCTTATAGATATGCATCAGAGCGTAACGAATTGCGTCTAGCGTGTGGTCGTCGTACTTCTGTGCATCTTCCCGCGGATTACGGAGTACCCTGCCCACGCTACTAGGGGCACGATAATTATTGAACTCACGGATAGTATTGATGCACGAGTGGTCAACAAAGAGCTTAGGCTCTTCCTTCGGTGTACCGTATTCATCGAGCACCCCGGTCTGTCGAAGCTTGAGAAAGGTATTGACTAGCTCGACGCCTTCACGCCACCCTGACTCCGTCTTCCCGCCCTTTTGTACTCCACTCTTGGCTTCGGGAAGCGCAAAACAAGCAACAAGTTTTTGCGATACTTCAATAGCGGCTCCCGGGTCTGCAGCATCCCCGAAGGCAAGATCAAGGTGGTAACCCTCGGGCTGGTCGCGACTCTTGAGAATATCAATGTGCTGACCAAGGGTGAGGTACGGTCGATAATGTTCACGCCAGATGTGAACCGTATCCCATGGATCGATCTGGAACTCAACAGCAGCCAACGGGTTCGTATAACCCCAGTCGAATGCAATGTAGTTCGGCCACGAGGGATTGAACACGTGCTTACGTACGTGCGTCGTCTCTTTGAAGTCTTCATAAATCTTTCCGACGAAAGCACTAAACTCCGCACCGATTTCCTGAAGGAACCAGGGAGTAATCGTAGTGCTTTCGATCAGCTTTACTTCAGGATCATTCCGTCCGCCAGGATAAACCACTGGATTAGCCCACGACGGGAATTGCCAGGACTCATAATCCGGCTGGTCCGGATTCTGGCCCAAGGCCCACTGATCGTAAAGCCAGTTGTACCCCTCAGGGGTCGTCGGGAAGTCTGCCCCACCCCTACGGTCTGCCAGCGCAGCACGAATGTAACGTTCCCAGGTGTCCTTCTTGTGCTTTGCGGCCTCCGACATAATCGCAAAGTCAAGTCGCTCTCCAACGAGGTTCTCCGGATGATCAGCCGATCGACATTCGATGCGGGTCTTCCATGGAAACTCAAGGTACATCTCACCCGAACGTTTGTTGTACGCACGCTTGACCCTCTTGTCCTTACCCAGCCCCAATCCGATGATCATGTCGTCCCAGATTACCCGGAACTCTTTTTCTGCCAGGTCATATGTAGGACCAACAATCCAACCACGACGATCAGGAATGAGCAAATCAGGCTCACGGTCACGACCGGCCATGGTAGACTTGCCAAAACGTCGACCACATACAGGAACCCGAAAACGAGCAGGCGAATTGTGAAAGAGCTTCTGCTTGGGGAAGGGGGTATATCCGATGCGCTTGAAGTATGCCGCTTTGTCAACAACCTTACCTCCAAAGGATTCACGACGCTCAATCGGTTGCACATCCACCCCCTTATATAATAGAATGCTATAGATATTACGCCTGCTTGACTTCTACCTTCACACCTGACTGAATGTTGTCAGCATCCCACCAACCGTTGAACATTACATCCATAGGAGGTACGACACTGTGGTTAGCAATCATAGCTACCGCCAGATCATGTGCAGCAGCAACATCGGCAACCATAGCTGCAGGCACAGGATGCGCGGCCAGTACCTCATCGTAACGAGCTTGGAAGGTTGCAGTATCCGATACATGAAACCCAAACTGCCACGGTACAGCCACGACTGCTCCTCATTGTTACTGACTGATGTATTTTCCTGTGCGGTTCGGACCGTTCGTAGGACCTGGTTGCACTACTAAACGTGTTTCACCAGCCGCATCGCCTCCAACGGGAAGAGTTGAATCGATTTGTCGCACGACTCCGACTCCAGCTGATCCATACACTTCGCCACTTCGGCGAACGCGGAATCGAGGGTTCGTATCGGTAGCGAATCCTGTGACCGTTCCTGGTCGACGCTTGGCATAGTTCGTGTTCGAACCCATTGTAAGGAAGTTCGTAACGGTCTTCTGTACCAGTACACGTGCATGCCTATTCACCTTTGGGACCCAGTGCTTGGTGCTTGCCATCGCCTTAGGTACCCTTCCTAGTGACGAACAAGAATATTCCGATGATTGCCGTCGCAACACCAAGCGCTGCATAAATACCTGCATATGCTTGCTGTCCGCCACGTTTAATTGCTTCGACAGCAGTTAGACGTTCCTTAAGATCATCGATCTTACCGCTTTGTGCATCGATAATCTTTTCTGTTGCCTTCTCTGACTTCTCGATTGCTTTCGCATTCGATTCGTCTTGCTTCGCCGCAATCTCTTTCTGCGCCGCGAAAGCGGCATCGACAGCAATCTTGTTATCTCTGCTTTCACGTTCCTGTCGTGTGTCACGTTCTGCAAACTGTGTCTGTACCGACTGGAAGCGCTCATCCATCAAACTCTTTAGGTGTGCGACTTCCTTTTGTGTTTCTGTCGGTACACGTGTAACAGTTGTATTCAGTACCTCTGTAGCCGTATCAATACCACGTAACCGCTCGCGCAGTACATCTAGTTGGCCATCAGTGTAATCACGTATTGCATTAATAGCACGTTCTACAGCCTCGTTAGTTAAAGGTGTAGGATCAGGGGTAGGCAGCCTTTCTTCAGCCATTACTACCCCTGTCCGTTAGGCGCGGTTCGGCTGCGGGTAACCAGCAGGGTTTCCGTAGCGAAGGAAGTACTTCACGCCGGCGCCACGCATGGTCAAAGCCTGCGGTACGCCCGTAGTACCACCCTTGGGCGCATAGTTGCTCGCACGGGTCGTAACCGTAACGTTACCAGGAGTCGTTGCCAACGTCGGCAGTGCGCCCGCAGGCGTCAGCGTGTTGTCGTCAGTAAACGTTGTACCAGCCTGGCTAACCATGAGCAGCTCAGCGCCCTGCGTACGACCGTAAATCTTGTACGAAGTCGCACCCGCAACAGCGCCCCAGCTCAGTGCGACCGAGCCAGTCGAACCGCTCGCTACGGTACCACTTAGCTCCACGCATGCCAAGCCGTTACCGTTCGCGTTGGTCGCGGCAATACGGTACCAGTACGTTCCCGCTGCAAGCGTACCGCCAGTAATCGCACCTACCGGTGCTGCAAGTACAGGCGTCGCAGGTCGTGCAGCCGCCGCAAGTACAACGCCAGCCTTGGTCTTGCCCTTCGCGTCGCGCATGATCACATTGACCCTACCCGACGTACGCTTGATTCGCGTTACTTGCTGAGTCGGCACCCCGGCTCCCCCTTCTTCTTACAGAACACCACAGGGACTGATGACGTTTTTAGTCGCCGCCCGCGCTATTAGTTTCCAACCGCATTCCGATTGCGCCCGTAAGCCCAGGGCCAAACGCTGATGAACGCAACTGCAATCGCCAGAAAAAACAGTGCAAGATCGGTCAGGTTGTGTCCTGACCACCTCACACCAAAGAACGACAGCATGAAAATGAACGCCGAAATCAAACCCGATATGAACGTAATCATTTGTCGCGCATCTCCCTAACTATGTAAAGGATTAGCACCGAGCCGTACAGCAACAGGCAAACACCCGCCGCTACGCACACTAAATACGACTTACCCGAGTCCCTTTTGCACGCTCATCTGCGGTTGGCTCCCGCGCAACGTCAGCGAACAAGCCATCCCACACGTCACCCTGCTGCGTACCGGCACTATCCTGCACTCGACCCAGAACACGCTCGACGACGTACTTCGCCGCGTTCAGTCGCGTCGACTCCTTCTCCCCGTCGGTCATTAGACCGCCGATGACTTCAGCGGCCAACGCTACGTTGTCCCGGAAGATCTGCATCGCGAGCTTTTCGTTATCAGCCGGCGACGGGGATGCCTTCGGAAGGTTCCGGAGCATAATCAGCTCCGCTTCCGGCATCCAGTCTGGTACGTGTCCCACGATGAAACTCCTTCCCTTATCTTTGATTATAACTGATTCCTTTTAGTAAAGCACTATGGCAATTTGTATTATCCTATGTATTACTATAAAGGTCTATACCCCTTTTTCTATTCGTGCTACTCTGCCTCCATCTGCATCCTACTGTATCCTTCCGCATTTGCTTCTTACCTAGTATAACATGAATTTTTTCTACGTCCTTTGTTTATACCCCACCAACCATATATAAGATCATGAGATCGTATTATACTATAGTTATAAAGTTCGAAACAAACTACGTACGAAGGAGCGCGATCATGATCGACGTTAACAAGATCAGGACTCTGGCTGACGAGATCGAGACTGAGGAGACGACTGAAGGCTATACGGCCTTCGCGGTCTTCGCTGCGGCGAAGTCGGTCTTCGTCGAACTGGGGATCGTCGATAAGTTCGTTACGAAGTCCGGACGCGAACTTACGTCGCAGTCGTTCTACAACTACGCGAAGAACGGATCGATCGACGGACGGAAGTACGGCAGCCTGAAGGGCGTCGTCTTCAGCGAAGAAACCGTCGAGAACTACATCGCTACGATGTTGGCGAAGGCTACGAGGTAAGACGGTAGCCGGACGAAAGGGAGCCGTCGAAAGACGGCTTTCTTTCATCTCTAACTAAACACCCCCGAAGTAACTAACTAACTAACTATAACGGAGGCTACACAATCATGCGCAAATCCATCATCGGCGTTTCGATCGCCATCACCCTATCAGTGCCCGTCATCGCCGTACCCGCCTGGGCGGCGGCGTCGGTCCCGAAGGGGACGGTCATCTCCACCTCCACCACGGTGAAGAAGGTCTCGTCGGCCAAGTGCTACACCACCCATCAGGTCACGGTTACCCCCTACCACTGGTCGGCGAAGACGGGTTGGACCAAGTACGCCGCACCGAAGAAGACCGTGACGGATTCGACGACCTGCCACTAGTACTACGGGAAAGATCCGGAGGACCCCCCGCAAGGGGGGTCTTTCTTTTTGCTTTGAATTAAGTCGAAGATTCGATTATTCGGCCACTAGACATCGCAGTAAAGGAAGCGGGCGATCAGATATCCTCACCCATGTATAGTAGGCTAAGTGAGGAAGAGTGTTAATCAGTATGTAGCGTCGGAATACACGGGAGGATAGGAGTACGGAGCGGGCGCCCGATGCGGAAAAGCGACCAGGCGCTCCCTGCGGCTTCCACAGTAGCGAGGAACAGCGGGCAGTTTAGGTTATTAAAACCTAAAACCAAGAAAATGAATATCACTCTCACCTAGACTGGATAGTCTACTCGCATCCCCCGAGACGAACCTCTCGGATTCAACCGGTTATACTATATATACAAAATATTAATTTATCCGTTATATAAGACACGATATGTAGAATTTGACGTTTTAGGTTATCAACGTCGAAGAATCGAGAGGGATTAACTATTGCCACTTGAGAATTTCGTGAGTCCTAGCTATAATAAATTATCAACGTTTTAGTTTAGGAGTTCGGGTATGAAAGCATGCGGAAGACGTCTTAAGGCCACTATGACGA